GGCGGTGTAGCCGTCGAACTCGGCGAACTGGACTTCCAGCTCGGCCACCGCCATGCCATCTGCCTCGCTCATTTCCGGCAGGGAGTAGATGCGGTCGCGTTCGGCCTTCACCGCCCAGAGTTCCTCGTGGCCCATGATCACCGTATCGATGACGCTGAAGTCCTCGTAGGCGAACTGGTCCTGGCGCAGCTTGCCCAGGCGCACGTTGGGTTCCAGCATGACCTGGCCGGCGCTCGGCTCCAGGTCGTTGCCGAGGATCTTCATGAAGGTCGACTTGCCGCAACCGTTGGCGCCGATCAGGCCGTAGCGGTTGCCGTTGCCGAACTTGACGGAAACGTTCTCGAACAGCGGCTTGGCGCCGAACTGCATGGTGATGTTAGCTGTAGATATCAAGGCATTGTCCTGCGGGGCTTTGCGGGATGGTTACGCGCCTTCCTCTGCTTCCTGTACCAATTCCGTACCAGTTTTAACCCTGGTCGGTAGCTTCTCCAGCTCGCTCCAATCCGAGGCGGAGTTCAGCCACTTGGCATAGGTCGATAGCAGCATCTGCACGCTGTGGCCTAGCTGCCCAGCGATAAACGCAGGGTTCATGCCGGCCATCAGGCACATGGTCGCGTATGTGTGGCGGGTGTCGTACTGCCGGCGCCTTCGGATGGATAGAGCATCCAGCGCGGCGTGGAAGTGCTTTATGGTAACACTTGGCTCCTTGATCCACAGCCCGCCCTTGCTCGGAGGGAACACGAAGGGGCTTACTGCGAATTCGGAGACGGAGGCGACGCGCTTCAGCCGAGCAATCCGCTTGGCCTCTGCCAGGGCATTCAGGGCGCGTTCGTTGAGCAGGACGTCGCGTTCGTGCTTGGTCTTTACTCGCTCTTCGATTCCGCGATCTATGACGATCCGGCACACGTGGATGCGCCTGGCCTCTTCGTCTACCTCGTCCCATCTGAGGGCGAAAGCTTCCCCAGGCCGCAACCCTGTGAAGAACAGAAACTCGTACAGCGCGGCGTAGATCCTTGAGTACTTCCCAAGGGTCGCGTACAGGTGTTGGATGATGCGCTCTGCTTCGTCCCTGGTAAACGGGTCCACCAGCTTCTTAGAAACCCTCGGCTTCTCAAGAGGCGCCATCGGGTTCTTCTTGATCAGCCCGTCCTTCACAGCGGAATCTAGGATCGTCGACAGCTTGAACATCGCGTTTCGCTTCACGCCTGGCGACGTCCACTCGATGCTGCTGATGATTCGGCGCAAGAGGGTAGGGGTGATCTGGTCCAGCCGGGCTACTGCTAGATGCGGCATCCAGTATTGGTTGAGGATGCTCTTGTAGTTCTTGCGGGTGCCAAGCACGATCTCTCGGCTGTCTAGCCAGAGTTGCGCATGCTCTCCGAACAAAGGGATTTGGCTGCTGACCGATTCCGCAATCGCAGACCCGGGGAAGAACTCTGCATACTTGGCTTCGTCCATGATGCCAAGCTTGATGGCCTGGACTACCTGATCTCTAAGACTGGATGCAGTCTTAATCCCTTTTTGCGTCGCGGGATAGGGGAGTGTTTCGCACTTCCTTGTTCCGTTCCACATGAAGCGGATACGGATAGAGTTGCCGATGACTTCCACCCCGGTGGGCATACCCAAAGGCTTTCGAGCCATTCGTCGTATCTCCGTCGACTGTAGATTATCTTCCCGTTGACCTTGTTCCAGACGCCTTCCGGGATCTGCCGTTTTGATCTGCGGGTTTGCAGGGCGCGGTAGGTTATCCCAAGCAGTGCCGCCATGACCTGCTCGGGCACCTTGTCTTCGTACTCGACCTTCTCTGCGGTGCTCATAGGCAATACCTCTCCACCCAGCTATTGCCGGGGATGGCATGATGGTAGGATTTGTTGCCCAGCCGGGCGGGCCTCAGGACGAGGCCCTAGTGGGCTCGGCTGGGCTACTTCGGTTGTTTCTGCTTGTTGCGGCGAGCGATGATCAGTTGCTTGGACGCCGTGGCAACTCCCTTTACAACGTCTTCCGGGAGAAGCGCCTCATTGCAGTGCGGGCAAAGCGGAGCCATCTTCGTACTGCGCCACGCTTCGTCGATCACCTTGGCTGCCCGGCTGCGGATTGCAAACTGCTCTGCCTCATGAAGTTCTCGGCGGCGCCTGTTCAAGTCCTTCAAGCCGCCGTCGAATACCTGCACCAGGTGCATGAAGGCATCAAACGGCTCGACCTCCGTTTCACAATCGCTGCACCAGATGCGGCGCTCCTTGTCGTCGTAGACCATCTTCCGGTGACGGCAGGACGAAACGGGGCGGCGGGTAAGTCCACGCGCCACCCTCAAGTCCTCGATCTGGACGACCTTCACGCCGTAGAGGTATTCATGGGGTTCAATGGGTGCGTCGCTCACTCCCCACCTCCCATAGACTTGCCGATCTCGGCGGCTGCGCGGACGATTGCTCGCCGAATGCATGTGTCCTGATAGAAGACATCATGCTCGGCGGTCCTAAACATGACTGTCGGATCACTCTGTGGACTGTGGATTTCCAGGTTAAGCAAGACTGCAAGTCTCAGCGCGTCGCCGTCATCGTGTCGCGGGTCCCACTTTCTCCATCGTCCAGTCTCTGCCAGGATTACCGGGACAGCCGGGCTGGAGAGGGATCGGTACGAGTATGAGAACTGATACCCAGCCGCCCGCGCCGCCAGTTCGAGTAGTTCGCGGTCGTTCATTGCGTTGCTCCTTCTAGGGCTGCGTCGATATTTGTGTCAAGTTCTCTAGGGGAGACAAAGCCTTGGCGATAAAAACGATACCGCTCTGCGTCCTTGCGAATGGACTCATAGTCGTCAGCGAAGAACGGCAGTAGCGTTTCGTGCCGTAGTGGCACTCCATTGGCCGCATCGGAAGCGTTGTCCAGAACGTTCTCAGGGGCGTCTAGAGCGCCGAGCACTTGATATGCCTCGGCGGCGAACCTGCGCAGTGCCTCAATTTCCGCCTTGATCTGGTCTTTCTCTCGCGTCCATTCCAGCCATGCGTCTAGGTCGAAATCGCCTTTTAGTCCGATGCGCAGGCGTTCCACCTCGGCAATCAGCTTGAGAATGGCTTGTGGATTGGCGGCGGCGATGAAGGATGCCTTGATCGGATCATCCTCGCCCGTCTCACAAACGAAATCGTTCGCGCAATCGCGCACTTGGTCGATTCCGTTCTCCACGAACCATTCCCCTGGTGCAAATGGAAGAGCACGCACCGCCAGTTCCCTCAGCTTGTTGATATCGGTCATGGCTTGGCTCCTTCCAGGGCCGCTCGCGCCTTGGCTATCTCACCGCAGGTATGGTCTTCCCAGCCTGTAGCGTCTGAAATATGAATCAGCGCTTGCAGGCTCTCGCGCAGGGCTTCGTTCTCCTCCTTGAACTGATCGCGTTCTTCAGTTCTACGCTTGGCGGCCTCGCGCCAATACCCACATCCGCCAGGATGCTCGGTGCATGCGGATAGTTCGTCGAGCAGCCTTTCGTTCTCCGCCTTGAGCCTGTCCCGCTCTTTCCTAGCATCATCGCGTGCTTGGCAGAGCGCCCTAAGTTCGGAGCTATCGCGGCCATGCTGAGCAAGCAAGCCGTCGATCTCGTCCAGCATGGCGAGGATGGTCTTTGGGTTGGCGGCGGAATCGAATAATTCCCAAGCAGAGGAGATCGGCTCATCCTCGCTCCGCTCAATTCGGATCACTTCTTCAGCCAGCCTCCGCAGCTCTGCGCGGTCGGTCATGACTCTTCCCTCCGATAGAAGCCTAGGCGGTTGAGCGCCGCCTCTAAGTCGAAGTCAGTTGCGTCTTTCTTGGCGGAACCGAGCAACATGATGACGAACTGCTCGCCGCGTGGCGGACGAAAACCGAAGGTCATCTTATGACCATCATCAGTCCATCCGACTTTGTTGAACGAACCTACGAAGGTCGCGTCACCGTCATGCAGTTCCATGCTTCACCTCGATTCCGGCTTGCTTGATGAACGCTGCGCAGGACCAGATGGCGCCGTTGACCATGTGCGCAATACCAGCGGCCATGTCGATGCCTTCCTCGTCGATGTTGAAATGCTCAACAACCTCTTCGGCGGTGATCGTCGGCGGCAACTCCACCCTCAGAGCCGCGCGGCTGGCTTTCCAGATGACCTCGGCCCATCCCCTTGCGCAGGATTTGCGAAGTTCCGATTGCGCCGGCAAATTCCACCACGCTTCAAACTCTTCTCTCATTGCTTGCTCCATCTGCTCAACTCCCGTCCTTTCAGTTCTGTCTGCTCGTAGAGGTTCTGGAAGTCCCCGACTATCCGGAAGATGCTGAAGACGATCAGCGCGATGACAAGCAGCGCGACCAGGGTTTCGTTTTCGTTGTCCACGGTTGGTCCTCCGGGGGCGGATTCGTTGGTTTGGGGTGGCCTGTAAGGTGGTGCCAAGTAGCTTGGTTTAAGCGCTGAAACCCAGTAATCATGCGGGTTTCAGGCTGGTGATAAGGCGGCCTGTAAGCGATGCCGGAATCACGGCATCGGTATCAGTCGCCAGCTGCTTTGGAAATCAGGTGCATGAGCATTTCGCGCAGCACCTCTCGGTCCAGCACTTCGCGAGACCGCGCATACTCGTCGGCTTGGCGCAGGATCGCGTCGATCTCAATCTCGAACATCGGCGAGAGCACGTCTGGCTCGCACTGTTCGAGCAGCAACTGGATTGCTCGGGTCGGGTGCGCCATGGTGATGCCGAGCCAGTTATAGGCCGAGGCAGTGCGGTAGTAGCGGAGGCCGGCGATCTCATGCCGCTGAGGCGGGCGGAAGGGTTTCGTGCGCATATGCAATCCGGGTAGTGGGTAGCCCATTATCCGAATTGCTGTATATGCGTACAGCGGTTGGCGATGGGTGGCTATGCCTGTCGATGCCCGAACTTCTCGAAGTAGAAGACGACCGGCTCACCTGTCTCCTGGATCAGGCCGTATGCCTTGGCCAGGCGGTAGATAGGGTGATAGGCATTCAGACTGTTGACGTGCCCAGCTAGCCATTCACGCCACACCTCAAGCGACATGCTTCCTTTGCTGATGTTGCACGGCGGACAAGACGGCATCATGTTTTCCATGCGATGGTTCTCGGGATGCAGCGCGTCTCTTCCGGTGACGTAGCTGCTCACTCCACGCTGAACTGCTTCGTAGTGGTCGGCATGCCATCGCTCTGGAAGGTCGACGCCGCAATATGCGCACCGCCCTCCAAACTTCTCCCGAAGCTCAGCGCGCTGCTTCTTCGTCAGCTTCACGGCTTCCCTCCCTCCTGCTCGCTCAGCAGGGCGCGGAGTTCGAGCAGCGCTGAGTCGAGATCCCGCCGCCAGGTCATCTCGTCGTCCATGCAGCACGTGGCTGGCGGTTCCGCGCATACTCGCCGCAACAACCCCTCGCTGATCACCACATGGCCTGCGGGGACGGCTCGGGCGTTCCAGTCAGCGATGGCGATTTCACGCTGATCTTCTATGCCTGGGACCATCATGGTTTCGCTGTCGAGGAACACGCACTCGGCTGAGTGATCGCCTACGATCCGGTGCCAGTCGTGGTTGCTCACCAGGCGCATCGAACATCCGCAGAACGGACACGGTTTCAGTTCTTCAGCCATTGCCGTTCTCCTTGTCCTGGTTGAGCAGGGCGCGAAGCTCTTCCATCACTTGGCCTGCGTAGTACTCACCAGCATCTATCGGAGCATGACCATCTCCGATACCGTGGGAATCAACGGGCGATCCGCACATGCAATGGCCTTCGCGGTAGTCGCCGTGCTCCATCAATTCCAGCCATTTTCGCAACAACCCCTCGCTGACCGTCTTGCCGTTGAGGCGCGCCAGTTCGTCGAGGCAGTCGTTCCAGCCGCTATTACGATTTAGCCCTGGGACGCCGGCATTTAGAAGCTTCCGCTCCGGCACAACCACCACCCTTGCGCGCAGTGTCGCGAGTTCGGCGCGAAGCTCCTCGATCTCCATCTCCATGCCGCCGCACTGCTGGCGGGCAGCATCTCCCTTTGCCGCTGCGTCCTCGGCCATGGCTAGTTTGGCGACTAGGGCGTCGTAGTCGGAGGCCAGGACGACCTCATACCCCATTACTGCCTGCTCGCCCTGGGTCAAAGAGCGCATGCTCGGCACGTCGAACCGCTTCACCTCACTCATGACCTACCTCCTTGCTGGCTGCTCGGCGCTTCTTCATGATCTCTGCTACGCCGTCGGGGTACGTGATAGCCACGGCCCCGGCTGCGAGAGCTGCTGACTTCTTCGACAGGCAGATATCGAAGTGCTCCTTGATGGTCCCGGCATGCTGAATCCACTTCCGCTGAACACCGATCTTGTCTGCCATTGCGAGCAGTTCCTCGGTCGTGTCCGCGAGCATGTGACACATCTTCATGCGGCCAAAGGTTGCGTTCATGTCGTCGACGTAAACGGCCATCACACCCCCTCCTTGCCGGGCGCGGCGGCGAGAGATCGCAGACCATCATGGATGGCTCGCAGGTCGTCGTCGGTCGGCTCTGTGCGCAGGTACAGAACTACGGAGCGCGGATAGGCGAAGTCTCGTCCGATCCCTGACACCTCCGGCACGCTGTGCTGAGCCTGGGCTGTACGCAACTCATGAATTCGGATTTCAAGGCGGCGTATGTGATCAGCCTGGGCGTCTATCTTCTTGCGCATGCCGATGATGTTTTCGTATTGGCTGGTCATGCTCACGGCTCCTCAGAGGCTCGGTTGTGAGTTTGTTCTGCTCGCTTCCATCGGAAGCCTTTGTACTTTTGGACATGTCCATTCAGGCAGCGATAGACGCCACGCCTGTCGAATCCATGACGACGGATAGATTTCGAAGATGGGAACCATATGCCGAAGCCGGCAACTTCTTCTGACTCGGCGATGATTGGAATTCCGTCTTGGTGGAGCAGTCCTTGTTGATAGGCATGCTTGATGTTCTCGGACGGTGTGCACCATTCAAGATTCGCTGCTGAGTTGTCTGTCTTTACGCCGTTGATGTGGTTTATTTGCGTCTTGCAGTCAGGGTTTGGGATGAACGCAAGTGCAACGAGACGATGAACAAACATGTTTTTCTTCTGGCCATGCAGCCGGAATGTGATCTTCTCGTAGCCTTTCTTGTCTAGCTGAGTGGTCAGCTTTTTCCCAGTCTCGCCGTTGAAGATGCAGCCATCGTTGGTCGCCATGAAAGGATCAAAGCCAGGTATCGCGACCGCCTCATTCATCTGGCACCTCCGGCCGCTCCTGCTTCTCCAGCTCCGCGACCCTGGCCAGGGCGACTTTCAGTTGATCCTCCAAGTGCTTGGCATAGCCGCGAATGCCTTGCACGGTCCAGCCACCATCGATGGCGTCTTGCGGCAGCCCTTCGCAGATGCGCTCGAACTGGCGCAGGCGCTCGACTTCGGCCAGGGCGGCGTCGCGCTCTTTACGCATTTCATCCCAGTCCGCGAGGCGCTGCTCTGCCTGCTCTGCCCACGAATCGCGATCCGCTCGCAGCTCCCCGACGATGCGGTCGTGCTGTTCGAATAGGTCAGCGGCTTTCTCGGCGTACTCGACGATGGAAACGTCGCACCCTGTATCGCGGCCTTCGGCATCCTCGAAGCGCAGATCAACGTTGTCGCCGTCGATGTCTTCAGCGTCCATAGCGCCGATGTTGCGCAGGACGAACGCGACTTCTGCTACCTCCGGCCGCTCCTCTTCCCCTACCAGGTCGGTCCCCCACTTCGCTACAGGCACTTCGAACCGGTCGTTGGCTACATCAATGGCGGCACGCAGGGTTGGGGCCGGAGAGGGTTGAGTCTGCGCTGGGGAGGGTTCCAGGGCGGCGCGGGCTTTCCACCCCTCCCATGCATCATTGGTGAACTTGGCGTCCCAGTTCACAGCGATATGCGCCGGCATGCCGCAGTGCTTGCGCACGAAGAGTTCAAACGCCGCGCGCTCATCCCCGCCTGCCTGCTCTACCAGTGCCTTGTTCATCTCCATGCTCATTTCAAGCTCTCCCACACCTCGGCATTGCCGAGCGCTTCGATTGATGTGTACGTGCTGTGCCCGCTAGCTTCTTGAAGCTCAACTGATCCGCCGGCTTCGAGCACTGCGATGTATCTGCGATTAGTTGGCTTGTGCCGGAAGACCTTTCCGACGACGCACTGCGCGTTGATATGCCGGACTTGGTAGCTGTCGGCGAAACAGCCGTGTTCGTGCATGCTCATGCTGCTACCCTCGGGGCTATGCCCATGTCTCTGTCGTGATGTCCTGCGAGCCAAAGTGACCGCTCATAGAGCATGTGCAGTCCGTAGGGGCAGGCCTGGAGACGTTCGCCGCGGTCGCGTGCGTCGACGCCCTCGCGGTATTCGTCTGCCGATTCGGGGAACTCAAGCCGCTTGCTTTGCATTTGCTGCTCGCCTCCGCGCGTTTTCACAGGCCTTGCATTCGCTGCAATGGCCGTCCTTCTTGCTCGGGTTCGAGTAGTACTCAGATAGAGGTTTGAGCGTCTTGCACTTCGAGCATGGTTTCTCGCCGTTTATGAGCGTCGATTTCCCATGTCCGGATGCCCTCCACTTGTCGAACTCGGTGCGGGTGGAGAAATAGGTGCGAAGGAGACGCTGCACGGTGTGATCGCTTATCCCCATGGCAGGGCCGATCTCCCATCGACCGCAATCGAGGATCACTAGGTCTTCGAGCATCTGGCAGTATTCGATGTCCTTTGCCGTGCGCTTGGCCTGAACACGCTTCTGCTGCTCTCGCTCCATCCCGGTAGATGATCCGGTAATGCGGCTATTGAACGTGACCGGCTGATTTGAAGAGACGCCCGCAGGGATATTCGTGATGACTCCTCCCGCCGCCAGATACTCAGCAACGGCGTTTTGAATGTCATCGTGAGTCAGCGCATGGGCAACCGGCTCTTGCACGCCGGACCACGCATCAGCGCCGATTCTCAGGTCGCTTAGAATCTCGGGAATGTCGGTTTCCATGGCTTTCTCCGGGCAAAATAAAAGGCCCTCAATAGGGCCTTTAATTTCTCGTAACTTGTTGATTTATAATGGGATATCGTCGTCGAATTCGTCATGAGCGCTACGCTGCTGCGGTGCGCTCTGCTGCTGAGGAGATTGCCTGCTCTGAGCCGCCTGGTCATTTACAGGCTTTCCGCCAAGCATCTGCATCTGTCCGTGCATGTCGACGATTACCTCGGTGGTGTATCGGTCCTGGCCGTCCTGAGCCTGCCACTTGCGAGTTCTGAGAGATCCCTCGACGTACAATTGCTGGCCCTTCTTTACGTGTTGTCCAGCGATCTCTGCGAGCTTCCCGAAGAACACCACGCGGTGCCATTCGGTGCGCTCCTGTTGCTGGCCGGTCTGCTTGTCCTTCCAGCTCTCGCTGGTGGCGAGGGTGATGTTGGTCACCGCATTGCCGTTGGGCATGTAGCGGGTTTCCGGGTCACCACCGACGTTACCAACCAGAATTACTTTGTTAACACCTCTCATGCTGCTTTCCTCATGCGCTCTCGCATCTGATGTTCAAGCTCTGCCAACTCTTCCAGGAACGCTTTAACTTCGGACTCCATCTCGCGAATGCGTTCCTCGTCGCGGTGGTAGCGGAAGCACACGTACTGCAATTCATCAGGCAGACGGTCGTCGAAGCTCACGAAGTCGACCCACTCGCGGCCGCTGCATGACATTTGGGCGAGCATCTGCCACTCGTACTGTGGGTCGTGCTTGCCCGACTGCATCGTGTAGATGTGGGTTGCGGTAGACGGGCATTTAATCTCGACGAGGCCATGCTCACCCGCGAGGCCATCTGGCGACGCGCCAAATCCATGGATTCGCGGATGGATGATCAGGCCTGTTTCGATCGTCATTACGCCTGCATTGAACTCGTAGGCCGAGCGAGCAATCGGCTCCAGGTCGGTACCACGCTGCATTGCGGCGCTGGTGAATCCTTCCTCGCGCTTGCCGGTCAGGCGCTCGCACAGGAGCTGCATCATGTAGTTCTGGCGGGTAGCAGAAGGGGCGCCACTGCGCCCCTTTGCCATCACATCCTTGACCTTGCTGGCCGTCACCCGCCCCAGGCGCTGTGCGAACCATTCATCACTACGCTGCTCGATCATCGCCGGTCTCCTCGAATTCAACGTCGATAGGTGCCTCCAGCAGTTCTTTCTTCCGCTGGTCTTTCGCAACTGTCAGTTGGTCACGTGCACCCTTGGACTTGTAGGCCTTCCAGGCATCGCTGAATGCAGCCTGCAAATCATCCATGGTCGGAGCAGAATTGATCAGCGACAGAGCCTCGGTCACGTCCTCGACTGGCTCGCCAGGGGTCACGTCGCGCTCGACGATGCGCTCTGCCTCGTCCTGGTCGTAGATGCCGGCGAACCCGAACGCGAGGCGTGCGCACTGGATCATTGCCTTGTGGCGAAGCATCCGGCGCGGATGGGACTGCCAAGGCTGGGTGTTCCGCTTGCACTCGGCCATGTACTCAGTCGCGCTGATGGCATGGCTGCGGTCCTTCCGGTAGATCTTGCAGGTGCATTCGGTGCCCTGCTGGTCCATTGAGAATTCCATGCCATCGAACTGTGGGTTCTCGTTGATGATCCGAGCCCAGCCATCCACACCAACAACCGGCACGATGCCGTTGTTCTTGTCGGGGAATGCGTACAACTCCTTGGTGAAGGGGTTCAGTTTGTACTGGTCTGCCACGATCAGCAGGGCGACCATCTGCGAATCATTGACCTGGCCCTTGAAACAGGTCTGCTTGAGCGTGTTCGCCACTTCTTCAGGCGTGGTACCCATCTCGTAGCGCGTGGCGAACTTCGTCAGGAGCGGTGTTAGTGCAGTTCCCATGTGAACCTCAATAGTTGATCGTGATGTGAGGAACCTTGCGCTGAGCGATCAGGGTGATCGCCTGCTTGGCGCATTCCTCGGGCATGCCACCGGCGATAAGAGCCGCCAGGGCTTCGTTGTTGATGGCTTTCTTGTGGGCCTTGTCGGCTTCTCGGGCTGCTGCCTCGCGCTCGATCCTGGCTTGCTCGTCTGCCTGCCGTTGGCGCTCTGCGGCAGCGGCTTCTTCGGCGCGCCGCTGTGCATCACGCTCAGCCTGCTCGGCGCGTTGCTGTGCTTCCAACTTCTCGCGCTCCGCCTTCTCGGCAGCGAGTCGCAGTTCCAGTTCCCGGCGCTCGGCGGCAGCCTTTGCCTCGGTTTCGCGGCGAGCGGCGGCTTCGCGTTCTTCCTGGGCGCGTCGTTCCGCTGCCAGGCGCTCGGCCTCGGCTGCTTCGCGGGCAATGCGCTCCTCGCGCTCTTTCTGCTCGCGAGCAGCAGCTTCGGCGCGCAGTCGCTCCAGTTCGGCCTGCTCGGCTTCATACCTCTCGCGTGCAACGAGGGCTTCGCGCAGCGCGGCCAGGGCCTTATCCTTGGTGCGGGCGGCCTCGGTTTCGAACTCTTCCCAGTCTGCGCCAATGGATAGGCCTTCCAGCCATTCAATGTTGGCTTTCAACTCGGTCGAATCTAGGTCGCGGCATTCCAGGCGCAGGTTGATCTGATCGATGCCGGCCTGGTGTTTGGCCTTGCGCATTTCCTCGCGCTGCTCCCACTCCGTTAGGGGCTGGCGTACCTCTGCCTGCCAGGAGTCCAGCAGGTCACGCATGCGCTTACGCTCGGCATCGATCTTCTTCGGAACTTCCTTCAGCTCAGCGACCAATTCCTTGCCCACGTTGTCCAGCGCCGTCTTGGAGCGGGCGACCTTGTAGGCGATGGAAGCGATGGCATCGCGGCCCTTGCGGGTTGAAACGTCCGGCACGAAGCCGTCGATTTCCTCGCGAATCTTGGCCAGGAACGGGTCAAGGCCATTGGCTGCCGAGTAGACTTGGAGGGCGGTTTCTTTGGCCGGCACTTCGACCAGTTGGGTTTCTGCGGACATGAGTGATCCTCGCCGCGCATGCGCAGCCAGTGAAGGGAGGGTTAGGCGGTTGGTGTTTCTGGCTTGCTGAAGGTGCGGATAGTCACGGTCTTCTGTTCCTCAACGCAGTCAAGGAAGTAAGCCTTATCCATCCAGTCGATGGCCTCTGGCTCGCCGTGCTTTCCGCCACCATACCAGTAGGTCCAGCCGACCCATTGGCCATTGACCTGAGTGGCGACTGATTTCGACTCGTAGTGACGCGAGTAATCAGGCTCGATGTTCGTCTCGACGTCACCCACACGAACTTCGCTTCTGGCATCCCAGTGGGCGTCTTGTTCGACGAGGGCGTCATAGCGCGCTTCAACCTCATCAGGCGAAAGATCGCTCTGGAGTTCGGCGTTGTCCCAGCGTGCAGTGGTTTGGAGGATGGCGAGTTTGATGAACTGTTCGGGAGTCATATCGTTCTCCAGATGGAAAGGAAAGGCGCTTACGGCGCCACTCGGCAGCGTCACCCCTGCGGGATGAATAGCGTTGCGCTAGAAGCCGCTGCTGCGGGTGTTTTCTTCATGCCGCCCACCGCCCGCTGGGGAAGCCGCAGTTATCCGGATTACCGGCCTGCTGCGGACAGGTGCGTAATGGGCTGCTCAGCCGTCGCTTCGCCAGTGATTGCGCCGCCGAGATCGATTGCCTTGAACACGATCAGGATCGCAACCATCGCGCCGAGCAGGGTGCGCTTGGTGTAGAGCATGATTCGCTTGAAGTGGCGATTCATGGCGTAACCATCCCCACGAATGCCCAGGCGAAAGCGCCGATACCGCCCACAAAAAAGCCGCCGAAGATCAGGACTTGGGCGGCCTCTTTCAGGTCTATGGTGATGGTCATGGCGTGCTCTCCATTGCTTCATCAACAGCTTTGTCTACGGCCTTCCCGAAAAGCCAGTTAGACACCTGATCGCCACAGTCATCGGTAAGCGACACCATCGGATAGACCCCGTCTGCGTCCGCCGACTTGTCCCGCAACCACCGATAGCGCTTAGCATCAGCCTCAGCAGCGCGCAGGCGAGCGATCAGGCCAAGTATCTCCTCTGCTGGAGTGTTGATATTTACATCCGTCAACACTGGCTCGTTACAGCAGACTTCCTCGCGCGCGCTCATGTATTCGGCCCCGGATTTGAAATTGCCACAACAGACGAATGCCCTCTTGTGGCAGTACTCTTCCAACTCCGCCAATTGCTCATCACTGATCGATTGCACGATAGGGGTTGTCATTTCCCTTCCTCCTGGCGGCGGTAGCCGGCGTCGTAGAGTGCTTTGGCTTGCTTGACGGTTAGCGTCTCTTCTGCGAAGCACATTTCTTCAATCGCCTTCTCCCTCTCCTCGGCGGCGCTCTGCTCGGGAGTGCGGAGCGGACGGAAAGTCGGGAGAATTCCGAAGTTCAGAACAGCATATGACCCGTACTGCCCCTTGCTTTCGCCTTCGCACCAGCGGAACACGACGCGGTCCTCGTCGTGAGCGAGGATCTTGGCCCGATAGTACGCAACATCCGTGCTGTCCCAGATGACCTCGGCCTCGATGCCTACCGGCGGCAGGCCCTGCCCGTCCCAGGCCTCTTGCGGTCTAGCCTCGAATGTCGCCTCACGCTCTGCGGATACAAAACAATCTGCCCACACTCCGGCCCACACTTCGCTTCCTTCGAGCCAATAGGACCATTCATTCCCGACCTTTTTCATCCAGCCTTCGCCGAATACTATCCCCCTCGGCTCCCAATGAGTCGCACCCTCCGGTGCCGTGTTCCAGTCAATGCTCATGCTCGCCTCTCCCTAACCAGTCGTTCAGCGTTCTCGATAAGCGTGGATTCGAATGCGCGGAACCAGATGCGTTGTGCCAGTTCCAGATCGCCTCGGCGGACGGCTAGGAGTAGCTGAGTCATCGGGCACTCTTTGCTGTCGACCTCTGCGAGCCACTCAGGCACGAATCCGGCAAAGCCGTAGACCGTAAACTCAGGGCCGATAAAGGGCCTTTCTTTCCGATCATGGAACGGCACGCAATCACCGTCCTCGCAGTTCAACAGCTTGCCGACTTGCTCAGTGACATACTCGCGGTCGCCGTCATCGTCATCGTCAGGCAGTCTCGCGTCATACGCTTCTTGCAACTTGCGGATGGCGTTCATGACTTCTCTCTCCGGTAGAAGCCGAGGCGATTCAGTGCAGCCTCAAGGTCAAAGTCGTCGGCGGTCTTGTCCGCCTCGCCAAGTAGCATCACGACGAACTTTTTCCCGCGATTTGGCTTGAATCCGAACGAGTAACGCTGGCCGTTATCACGGTCCCAGCAGACTTTTGTGAAACTTCCGACGAAGGTTGCGTCCCCGTCGTTCAGGTACATTTCGTTCATATCTCTGACCTCTAGGTCGCGTGCATGCGGCAGCGTTCCGACTCGCTGTCGTCATACAGGCGAAAAAATGCCCGGACTTGCCGGGCTAATGAGGGGTAGGGTGGGGATGTGCCGGAGTCTCACCGGCGACTGACTTGGCGCGGACCCATTCAGTGACTCATTTCGTATGCCGAAGCAGGGACGGCCGCAGGTACCTAGTACATCTCCCGCTGCGCGGGACTCATCCCCATTGAAGGGTGGCGTCCTTGCCGGGGAAGTCAGCGGGCTCTGCGAACCTTGAAGCACAGCATTGCCTCAGCGCTGTCAAAGACCTCTTCAAGATCCTTGAACACCTTGTACTTGGCCTTGCTCCGGGTTTCGGCGTAAACCCTGTGTACGTAGTGGCGTGCGTCTCCGATCAGGTAATCGACCTGAAACCAGTCGAAGTCACCAGTCAGAACCTCCCATTCTTTGAGCGGCATCTGGCGAGCCATCCCCAGGTACTCAACATCATGAGTTGGGTGGTAGTTGTTTACTGCCTTGGTTGGGTCGGAGTCCAGCGCAACGCCGATGTAATTGCCGCGATCCTCAAGAATGATCCCGGGCTGACCGCAGGCGATCACCATGCGGCCAATGTGCGCTGGCACTCCGTATTGCTGGCAAACGTACTCCAGCGGCTGTCCGTATGACATCTCGCCTCCAGTGTGTATGCGCCAGGGCGCGGTTAGGCGGTGGCCTTGGCGATTGCGGCTCTTGCTTGCTGTATCAATTCGAGTTCAGTCGAATACTTTGGAAGGCAGTCGTCGTTGTACCGTCCTCCGTATACTTCGATCATTCCTTGAAGCGCCTCCAGAAGTTCAGGTGCGGCTGCTGCCAATTTCGATGCTGCCTGCCCCGCTATGATCGAAGAGGAGTGCTTTGCGCCACTTGAAGTCCTGCCATGGCGCTTTCGATCTGCTGCGTTTTCCCTGGCATCACCCCAATAGAGATTGTTGGAACTGTTATTCAGTTTGTCCCCGTCTACATGGCACACTTGGTGGAACGGGGTTGGCCTTGGCCCGTGAAATAGAATTGCTACAAGACGGTGAACTCTTTCGCGCTTTCTCTTGCTGCCAATCATTAAGCGGACTGCTGGGTATCCGTACTGATCTAGCGATTGCTTGATCTCGAAATAACCTTTTGATCTCCAGCCTGAGTTGCTGAAAACGCGGCCATCTGGATAAACGTCATATCCATGCCAGTCACGCGGTTCTGGCTTGCCCATTCTGTTCTCCTGCCTGTCAGGCGTCTTGCGGTTGAATAGGGCGACGCTTCAAACGGATCGGCAAAAACATCGTCAGAAGCAGAATTCCCCACATTGCAGCGAACTCAAAAAGGGTTGGCATGGATTCCTCTCTTGCCCGGGGGCTGGTAATTGGCTGTATGGGGGAGTGGTCTGGCCGGTGCTGATCTCCGTGCTCGCTGCTGTTTTTCGGGAAGACCCCGTAAGATTTGCAGTGCCACTGCCGGGGCAGCGCCTCAGCCTGCGCATTTCAGACCACTCTCCGATACAGCCTGGCGATGGGGAGCCAGGTGGATCGGGCAGTTAACGTCAGGCTGACGTGGCGCTGGCTGTTCAGTCGTCTTCTTGGTCGCGCTCCCAGCCCTTGACCTCGTAGGCAAAGCTGGTCCACCTCTCGCGGTCGGCCCCGGACATGCTGTTCCAGCCCGCAGACTCGTCGCGATAAATTACCTCTCCACCCTTGAACCTGACCGTGCCGCAGTTACTGCCGATGTCTTCGTCTGCGTAGTTGAGTTCGATGGTTGCCTCAGGGAACATCGAGCTCAGCTTGAGGAAGATCGGCTCAGGGAAAGACCATGCTGTTTCAAAGCTTGCGGACTCAGGTCCGTCAACCCTGGACTCATAGGCATTCCACTTGGTGCCCCAGGCCGATCTGGCAAAGTCCATGTCGTGCAAGTAGCCGGTCTGGCGGTGATTGCGCAGCATCTGGATGAACTGCTCGAAGCTCTCATCGCTCAGCTTTGAAACGTCAACGCGGTCACGACTGGATTTCTGCATGCTGCCGACCAAGGGATGCGAATTCAGTGGCAGGTTCAGTACGCGCTCAGCAGCGGTTTCTGCATCGACCGAAACACCGTTCCATGGAAACTCGCCGCCGAACTTGATGATTTTTCCGAAATCGATGCGGCCTTCTTCGCTGACCATTGCCTGGATGACTTCCTGCGGAGCCTTAACCTTGTTGGTTACCCAATTTGGCATTTCGTTTTCCTCTTCCCGTATCAGGGCAAATGGAGCGAACGCCGGGCACTTCCCCGGATGCGTCAGGTCTGGCTGCGCTAGCCCCTCGACTCGTTCGCTGTTCGATTGCGGCTCACTCGTCGAATTCGACGAACTCGCCCTCGGCATTCAACTGGTACCAGGTGTCCGGCTCTACGCCGTTCTCCCCGACCTTGCTGGCGCGGATATGGATTAGGCGCCCCTCGTCGTCACGATGACATAGGACGATGGCGCTACCAGCAGATGCGCGAGCGCGGCCTTCGATGCCCAGGGATGCGGCGACGGACTCCTTGCCGCTGACCTCGGCTGCCGAGTAGTCGCCGGTGTTCGACGCTGCCGAGCGGTTGCCGGT